GTAGTACAGGTGGGGGAGGGCTAAAATCCTCCCCCGTTTTGCAGGTGTTACGCAAATAAGGCATAAAAATGAAAATCCAATGCGTATTACTCCGTGACGGCGGCACAAAAACTGACCTCGACGGATTGCTTTACCATTTCGAACCGCTCGCTGACGGCGCTCACGTCGCTGAAATCGAGATCGAAGCCCACATTGACCGCTTTCTGGCTATTTCAGAAGGCTACAAGATCTACCACGGCAAGCTGGCGCCAAAGGGCAAGCCGCAAAAGCTCGACAGCGTTGAAGTCAAACGCGCAGCCACCGAAGCCGCAGAGAACCGCACGCGCCTGAATGGCAGCGAAGTTCACATGCAAGCCTACGAAATTCACGGCGTTCCCTACGACATCAACAGCATCGTGCAGCGCGCCTTCAAGGCCAGCGGCATGACAGCCGATGAGTGGAACGACCTCGACCGCGATGACCGCCATGCCCGTATCGACATGACGCTGGATGACCTGGAAGAGCAGGCACCAGTGGAAGAAGAAGCAGACACGGATGATCGCGCATCACTCGTCGTCGCCTACGAAGCCAAGTTCGGCAAGAAGCCGCACGGCAAGTGGACGGCAGAGAAAATCAAATCCGAACTGGAAGCCTAAGCCATGATCCTGGTGCAAGACATCATCGACCGCGTGACCGACCTCCTGCTGGACAAGGACCGAGCCGAGGATGCCGCGCGCTGGGATAACTCGGAGCTGCTGCGCTGGGTGAACGATTGCCGCATGGCGATCCTCACCCGCCGGCCGCAAGCCTGTTCAAAGGTTGAAACGCTCGCGCTTGTCGCTGGCTCACGCCAGTCGCTGCCCGATAGCGGCGTCGAGCTGATCGACATCGTGCGCAACATGGGCGCAGACGGCCAGACACCGGGCCGCTCGATCCGCCGCACCGATCGTCAGAACATCGATGACATGGACCTGTATTGGCACAAGGGCACGCCCTCTGCCGTGATCAGCCAATTCACCTATGACGACCGTATCCCAAAGACATTCTACGTTTCACCTCCGGCCAAGGTTGGCGCGAACGTCGAGCTGATTTACGCCTCGATCCCCGCAGCCGTGACCGCCATCACCGACAGCCTCGATATGGGGCTGGAGTACATGGAGCCGGTGGTCAACTACATCGCGTATCGGGCCAAGTCGAAAGACAGCCAGTATGCCAATGCCGGCGAGGCCGCAGCCTTCTATGGCGCGTTCGCTGATGCGCTGGGTGCCAATCAGGCTGCCCAGACCGCCATATCACCAAACCAACCCGGTAACAGCGTATGATCGCGCTCGATATTTTCCTGCCTGAGATCCGCCCCTGGGCACCGGGCGTGCCGGACGCGATTGCGTTCAAGGCGATCCGCGGCTCTGCCGTGGAATTCTGCGAGCGCACGCGCTTGTGGAAATATGAGGATGCCTACGACATCACGCTGGCCGACTGCGAAGGTGTCTTCACGCCGACCGGCTCGATCCTGCATGATTTCGATGTTGTGCTGTTCGATGGCCGTGAGTTGCTCCCTCGAGCTGCACGCGACCTCGACAAGCTGATCCCCAAATGGCGGACCGGCGAAGAGCTTGGCGGCATCCCGACCTACATCACTCAGATCGAGCTAGACACGATGCGGATTGTTCCGCCGCTGGCTGGACACCTGAACCTGTGCCTGACGCTGAAGCCTGATCCAAACGCGACTGAGCTGCCTGACTTCCTGGCCGAGCAGTACCGCGAGATCATCGGCTGGGGCGCGCTGGGCCGGCTCCTCACCATCCCCGGACAGTCCTACTCAAGCCCGGATCTGGCTCAGTATTACATGGGCCTGTTCCTGCAAAAGATCGATCGGCTCTCGACCAAGGGCACCACCGGACAACAGAACGCGCCCAAGCGGACGCGCGCACGATTTTTCTAAGGAGCAGTCATGGCCTCATTCGTAAAATACCAATGCTTTGTCGAGAACGTCGCGGAGAAGGTGCATAACCTCGCTTCCGATACGCTCAAGGTCGCCTTGACCAACACGGCTCCCAACGTGGCCACGCACACGGTGCTGGGCGACATTACCGAAATCTCGGCCGGCAACGGCTACACGGCAGGCGGCAACCAGACCACGCAATCAGGCTCGTCCCAGACCGCAGGCGTGTACACGCTGGCTTCTGCCGATCCATCGACTTGGGTGGCCAGTGGCGGCTCGCTGGGACCATTCCGCTATGCGGTCCTGTACAACGCGACACCAACCTCGCCGCTGAAACCGCTGATCGGCTATTGGGACTACGGCTCCAGCATCACACTGGCGACCGGGGAAACCTTTACCGTCGATCTCGGCGCTGCCACTCTCACGCTGACCTAATCAGCCATGGCTGGTGGCATCAATGATTTTGCCATCAATGGCGCTGCTCTCAATGGTGAGAGCGGCGACAATCTGCTTGTCTGCGAGTTCGGCGACTACGCGATCTCCGGGCAAGATGCCGGGCTACTCAAGGGCTATGTCCTTTCCTCCAATGCTGGCGTGTTTGCGCTTGCTGGAAACAGCCAGGATCTGCTTGTTGGCCATGTCGTCCCGGCGTCAGCAGGTGTTTATGCGTTAGCAGGACAGGACGGGGCGCTGAGCCACGGCTATGTCCTTTCTGCTAGTGCTGGCTCCTTCGCAGAGACAGGATCAGATGCTGGCCTCATGGCCACCCGCACGTTACCAGTCGGAACAGGCTCGTTTGCGGTATCCGGGGCATCGGCTGGCGTACTTTACAACCGGCTTATCCCTGCCGGCGGCGGCTCTTATGCCTATGCAGGATCGAGTGCCGGCCTGTTTCACAACTACCGCATGTCATCCGATGCGGGCGCGTTCACCGTCACAGGGCTCAGCGCTGGGTTGCTCAGCACCAGAATTCTCGGCGCGGCCAGTGGTGCCTATGCCTTGGCTGGCCAGCAGGCCGGTACATTTGCAGGCCGGCTTGTCTCTGCCGACCAGGGTGACTACGCCCTTGATGTCAACGACGTCACTCTACTCAAGGGGATTTCCCTTGCCGTAGATGCAGGCGTCTTCGACCTGGCTGGCAGCGACGCAGATTTCATTCATAGCTACGTCCTAAATGCCGAGAATGGCGACTTTGCAGCCGCAGGGATCGATGCAGAGTTTGTTCATGGCTACCTGTTTTACGTCGATGCCGGCGAGTTTGACCTTGAAGGACAGGACGCGAGACTTCGGCAGGGCATTTTTACCCCTGTTATAGAGCGCTCATTCAGCGTAGAATTCGACTATCGCACCATAGCGCTGATAAGACGAGATGCGGCTTTAGCCGTATCAAAGGACAATAATGTTTTGATCATCGAAGCCGATTTGACCAGAACAATGAATCAGCCCGCATCAAATCGGATCTTTATGATCCCAAAATCTTATCGCGCCTTCAATGTGGCTGGCGAAAGGGACTTGTAATGCTAGGCAAATTGGAAAAGCAGCCAGTCGATTACCTTGATTACGACATCAATTTTTCTGAATGGCTCGTAGATAGCGACAGCGTGGAATCGGCAACCGCGGTCAGCAGCGTGCCAGACGAGTTGATCGTGTCGAACGTCATGATCCTGAGCCCGATCATCAAGATCTGGGTGGCGGGCGGATTGAACGGCAGCACCTACAAAATCACGGTCACGGCAACCACCGCCGAAGGCCGCATCAAAGAAGTGGACTTCATGATTCGCGTAAGGGATTGCTGAAATGACCAGACAACTACAACTTTCAAACAATGCCAGCTCACGCTTGGCCGCCAACATTACCAGCTCCGCGACAAGCCTTTCCGTCACGCCTGGAGATGGCGCAGAGTTTCCGGCGCTGAGCGCAGGTCAGTGGTTCATGGCCACGCTGGTCAAGTCGGACGGCACTACGGAGGTCGTCAAGGTCACGGCGCGATCGACGGACACCTTTACAATCGTGCGGGCCGCGGAGGCCGTCGCAGGCGTCACCACATCGTATGCCTTCACGGCCGGCGACAAGGTGGAAGCGCGCCTGACAGCCGGCAGCCTTGGCACCGAGCTCAGCCGCCTTGATGCAGCCGCCTATATCAGCGCGCTCGACAAGTCGGCTAACTACACGGTCCTGGAAGCCGACATCTCGTCGCTGATCCGCGTCGATACCAGCGGAGGATCGCGCACTGTCACGCTGCCCTCGATTGCATCGTTGACGGACGAGTTCAACGTCATCGTCTCAAAGGTGACGAGTGACGCCAACACCCTGACCATCACGCGTTCGAGCACCGACACGATCAACGGCGCAACTACTTATATCCTGTACACGCAGTTCCAGTCAGCCTGGCTGATCGCGGACCGGGCCACAAACACATGGACCGTCATCACCAGCGCCAACACAGGCGCGAATGTAATCGTCGATGCTTTCACGGGAGACGGCACGACAACGGCTTTCACGCTGTCTGGCGATCCGATCTCCAAGAACAACACAGCCCTGTTTGTCGGCGGCGTCTATCAGAATAAGGCCAGCTACACGCTGTCAGGCACCACGATCACACCGGGCGGCACTGTCGCCAACACGGTCAA